CTACCAATATGATGAAAAAGTCTCAAAGAGGTAAATGATGAAGAAACCAACAATGGCTCAGAAAAAGGTTGGCAAGGTGATGCACGAGTACAAAGAAGGAACTTTGCATTCTGGCTCCAAAAAGGGTAAAGAAGTGACTTCTCGTAAACAAGCAATTGCTATTGCTTTGTCCGAGGCAGGAATGTCAAAGCCAAAGAAGAAGATGAAATGAAGCAAGGACTCTACGCCAATATTCATGCCAAACAAGCCAGAATCAAGGCAGGGTCTGGCGAGAAGATGCGTAAGGTAGGTAGCAAGGGTGCTCCTACTGCTGAAGCCTTTAAACAGGCGGCAAAGACTGCAAAGAAACCTAAAAAGGTGAAGTAATGAAAACTCCAGCTTGGCAACGCTCCGAGGGCAAAAATCCCAAAGGGGGATTGAATGCCAAGGGGAGAGCATCTTATAATGCAGAAACTGGTGGAAATTTGAAACCACCAGTAAAGTCGGGGGATAACCCTCGCAGAGCAAGTTTCTTGGCTCGCATGGGCAATATGGCTGGTGCAGAGTACAAGGATGGTGAACCGACAAGACTGCTTCTTTCGCTTAAAGCATGGGGTGCATCCTCAAAAGCTGACGCAAAGGCAAAAGCTAAAGCTATATCCGCAAGGAATAAGGCAAAAGCGAAATGAGAGCACTTTCAGTTGGCGCAAATTTAACAGCCGCAACATTAACGACACTTTATACAGTGCCAACAGGGTACTATGCAAAGGTTGTTTTGCTTCGTGCTACAAACGCCACTGCCGCCAATAAACACATTACATTTGATTGGGTAGATTCTTCTGCATCTGCCACATATTCTGTTGTCTATCAAACAACAATAACAGCTAAAACTACTCAAGATTGGGGTGGTGTATCTTACTTCGTAATGGAAGAAGGAGATATTTTAAAAGCCACCTCCGAATCTGCTTCTACTTTTGCAGTATTAGTAACAATTGAAGAAATAGGATTAACAAGACAATGACATACTTAGAACTTGTAAACGATGTACTTGTTAGGTTGCGTGAAGAAACTGTTTCTACAGTTACTGAAACAACTTATTCATCTTTAATTGGTAAATTTGTTAACGATGCAAAACGTCAGATTGAAGATGCTTTTGCATGGAATGTGCTTGGCACAACGATTACTCTTAGCACTACATCAGGCACATATTCTTATGCTTTGACAGGTGCTGGTCAAAAATTCCAAGTTCTTGATGTGTTGAATGTCACAAGTAACATTCGCATGAAGAACATTGATTTTGCAACCATGAATAGGTTTCAAAACTTTTCTACACCTGTTGAGGGAATCCCTGCATATTACGCATTTGATGGCGTTGATGGTAGTTATGACACCAAGGTAACAATTTATCCTCGCCCTGATGGCGTGTATAGCATCCCATTTAGCTTAACAGTGCCACAAGCCACATTGTCTTCTGACTCAACTATTGTCAAAGTTCCTGACACATTGGTTGCTCAGAATGCTTATGCTCGTGCTTTGGTTGAGCGTGGTGAAGATGGTGGATTGTCTTCATCTGAGGCTTATTTGCTCTACAAAGCAATGCTCTCTGATTACATTGCATTGGAAGGCACACGCTATCCTGAGAATCAGGAGTTTGTTGCGATATGAGCCAACCTATTCAAACTTTCAGCATCTCAGCCCCCGGTTTCTATGGGCTGAATACTCAAGACTCGCCTCTTGATTTGAATGCTGGATTTGCATTGGTTGCGACTAATTGCATCATTGACCAATATGGTCGTATTGGCTCTCGTAAAGGTTGGTCAAGAGTAAATTCTTCTTCAGGTAACTTAGGCGCAAATGATGTCAAAGTTATCCATGAATTAGTGCAATCTGATGGCTCTCTGACTGTATTATTTGCTGGAAACAATAAGATATTCAAGTTAGGTTCAGGAAATGCAGTGACAGAACTCACCTATGGTGGAGGTGGTTCTGCTCCAACCATTACTGCAAGTAATTGGCAATGTGCTTCATTGAATGGCATCACATATTTCTTTCAGTCTGGTCATAATCCATTGATCTATGACCCTGCTGTATCGACTACAACATATCGCAGAGTATCAGAGAAAACTGGTTATGTAGCAACTGTGCCAGATGCCAATATTGCTATTTCTGCTTTTGGTAGATTGTGGGTAGCTGAAACAACATCAAATAATTCAACTGTTTATTTCAGTGATTTAGTGGCTGGTCATGTCTGGTCAACAGGTACGGCTGGTTCATTAGATGTTAGTAGAGTTTGGGTAAATGGAACTGACCAAATTACTGGTCTTGCGGCGCATAATGGGTTTTTGTTTATTTTTGGCAAGCGACAAATTCTTGTTTATAGAGATGCAACAACTCCATCAACAATGTCAATCAGTGACACTGTTGAAGGCATTGGTTGCATTGCTCGTGACAGCATCCAAACCACCAGCACTGATGTGTTGTTCTTGTCAAACTCTGGTGTCAGATCGCTAATGAGAACGATTCAAGAGAAGTCTGCGCCTGAGAGGGACTTATCCAAGAATATACGCAATGATTTAATGGGAACTGTGGCTGGAGAGACATTGGCAAATATCAAGTCTGTGTATTCAGAGCGTGAAGCCTTTTATTTGTTGGTAACTCCTAGCATTGATACCACTTGGTGCTTTGATACCAAAGCATATTTGCCTGATGGTTCTGCAAGGGTGACAACATGGGATTCCATCACGCCAAAGTCTTTCTTGTCTCGCAGAGATGGAAGTCTTTACATTGGAAAGAATGGGTACATTGGGTACTACAACACTTATCAAGATTACGATACTTCTTATCGTATGTTGTATTACACAAACCATGCTGACCTTGGCGATCAAAATATTACTTCTATTTTGAAGAAATTGTCTACAGTTGTGATTGGTGGTTCTAATCAAATTGTGACATTCAAATGGGGATTTGACTTTAAGACAAACTATTTGTCAGCAAGTGCGTCTATTCCAACTCAGAATGTCTATTACTATGGTGTGGCAGAGTATGGCGCAAATGCCACAACAATTGCCTACTATTCTGATGGTGTTGCATTGCAAACATTGACAGTTCCTGCAACAGGGACAGGTAAGGTTGTGCAAACAGGTTATGAATCAGACATCAATGGTTTTGCTTTGTCTATTCAGAAGATTGAAATTCAAGCCAAGAATGGCAAGATGAGTTAAAGGAGATTATTGTGACTGATTACACCAAGAGTACGAACTTTGCTACAAAAGACAATTTGTCTTCTGGCAATCCTTTGAAGATTGTCAAAGGTACTGAGATTGATACTGAGTTCAACAACATTGCAACTGCCATTGCAACTAAAGCAGATTTGGCAAGTCCTACATTTACTGGGACTCCATCATTACCAACAGGCACAACTGCTGTCACTCAATCCTCAAGTGATAGCAGTACAAAATTGGCAACAACTGCATTTGTTCAAGCGGTTGCACAAGTATTGTTTCCAGTAGGCGCAATTTATTCAGCCACTGTATCCACTAATCCCGGAACTTTGCTTGGATTTGGCACATGGACTGCATTTGGTGCTGGACGAGTAATGATTGGTGCTGGAACTGGTGGTGGGGCTACTTATACGGCTGGTTCTACTGGTGGTAGCAAAGACGCAATTACTGTCAGCCACACGCACACAGCAACATCATCTGTAACAGATGCTGGTCACAATCATACTATTCCTTATGGAACAGGTTCATTTGGTGGTGGTGGTTCATCAAGTTTGGAATATGGTTCATCAAGACCGGGTTATCCAGTTGCAACTTCATCTGTAACAACAGGAATTTCAGTTTCTACATCTGTTGCAAGCTCTGGTTCTAGTGGAACAGATGCAAATATGCCTCCGTATGTTGTGGTGTATATGTGGCAACGGACTGCGTGAAGACTCCTGTAATCTATCACAATGATTACATTGTCTTCTTGGAAAATGATTTTGGGTTTACTTTTATACATTGTGATTGTGTAAAGTGGACAAAGGAAGTGAAGAAAGATTTGTTGAGTGATTTGAAGAAATTGTTTGAGATACATAGAAGTGAGATTTATGCAATACATGAGATTGGTGATGTAAAGCATGAGAAATTTCTAGGTATTGTTGGTTTTGAGTATCTGAAAGATTTTGTTGGTTCAGATGCAAAAGTAAGACAAATATTTGTCAGGAGAATATGATGGGAATTGAAGCGGCGGCAATAATGGGAGGTGCATCACTGTTAGGTGGTGCAATGCAAAGTAGTGCGGCTAAAAGTGCGGCTCAAGAGTCTGCACGAGCACAACTAGAATCGGCAAGAATTGCGGCTGAAGCGGCTAAGTTTCGCCCAGTAGGTGTAACTACTCGTTATGGCGCATCAAATTTCCAATTCACGCCTGAAGGTTATCTTGCTGGTGCTGGTTACACAGTCAGTCCTGAATTAAGGGCATACCAAGATCGACTACAAGCACTGACTGAGCAAGGGTTAACCCAAGCAGAGCAAGCACAAGCTCAGTATCAGCCACTTAGCACTGCGGCTACAGGACTGTTTGGATTG